GGCAGCGGCATCAAGCCACTCGGAGCCACAAATGGCAATCACACTCGGAAAAGACGTAACGATCACGGGCGTTTCAAACGCTCGCAGTTGCACCGTCAGCAACTCGGCCTCGGAGATCGACGTGACCTGTTTCGCCGACGCCGCGACCGGCTTTCGCAAATACAAGAAGGCACTCATCGAGCAGACCGTGGAGCTTGAGTGCGTCGACACCCCCGGCGTCACGATCGGTGGAACGTTCACGCTCTCCGGCACCGAGACGGGCGACGTTGTTTACATCGTCACGAATATCGCCAAGAGCGACCCGATCGACGGCATCACCACTTTCACCGTGTCTGGCTCGCGGGCCGACTCGCAGTCCTAATCACAGGAGCCTTAACACATGGCAATTACGCTTGGAAAAGACGGCACAGCGCCTCCGTTCGGCACCGACATCATCTCGGCGACGTTTACGGAGGAGTGCGAGGTCATTGATGTGACCAATCGCACAAACGAGGGCGGCGGGACGGGTGTCGCCGGCTACAAGGCCAACAAGGCAGGCTTTAAGACGCAGATGTGGGAGATCGAGTGCCACGACGCCTCCGGCCTTATTGCGGCCCTTGAAACCAACACGGCGACGAGCAACTTCCTTGTGATGGGCGTCACTGAAAACATCTCGATCGATGGCGCTGTCACCTTCACGGTATCCGCTCGCAGGGGCTAAACCGTGGCGATCACTCTCGGAAAGGACTGCTCCATCTCGGTCGGCGGCAATATTGCCAGCGCGAGGAGCGTCACGATCTCAGAGTCGGCCAAAACGATCGACATCAACGCCTACGGGTCGCGCCTGTCCGAGGTCTATTCCGTCGGCTACGACGCCACGGTCTCGATCGAGCTCAACGACTCTGCCGATTCGGCCGGAGCGTTTGCGAGCTGCGAGACCGGCTCGCAGGTGAGCGTCTCCGGCGGCTCTGGCGGCTGGTCGTTTGTGGCGGTGGTGACCGGCATCTCCGAGACGTTTTCCGTAGATGGTGTGGCGACTCTTACGATCGAGGCCAAGATGACGAGGAGCGGACTGCGAGTATGAAAGAATTCAAAGACGACCAGGGCCGCCCGTGGATGGTGGCCCTGACGGTGGCGGCGGCCGACCGTGTGCGGGGGCTGGTCACGATCGACGTGACCGACGACGTGGAGCAGGCCGACGGCCGTATCGAGCGGCAGCGGCGGACCGAGCCCTTCGACATGATCGACGCCGGCAACATCTCTCGGACGCTCGAAGTGCTTCGCAGCCAATACGGCAAGATCGGCGAGATCCTCTATGCGATCTGCCGCAAGCAGTGCGACGAAAAGAAACTCACCAAGGAAGACTTCCTCGAAGGCCTGAAGGGCGACGCATTGGAGGCGGGCGTGAAAGCGCTTGAGGCGGAACTCGTCGATTTTTTCCCGCCTCGCCTCCGTCGAATGGTCGGTCTGCTGGTCGCCAAAATGGACGAAATGGCGACGGAGCTGACGGCAAAGGCGGAGGCAGGTCTGGCAGCGGCAACGGTGGAGAGCCTGATCGGAGCGTCTGGGATGCCATCTACGAAGCCGCCGGAATCCTCGGCGTCCACCCCGGCGAGTGGACCCTCCGACAACTCTTCACCGCTAGAGACAGCCGCCTAGAAATGGATTGGTGGCACACCGCCAACCTCCTCGCCCAAAACGCAAACATAAACAAGGCCAAGCACGCCCCCACGACGAAGCCGGAAAAGCTGAATCCTTTCGCGAAGAAAGTAAAACCGCGAGAGGCAACTCCGGAAGAGATCCAAAAACTCCTCGGCCCTGACTGGCAGAAACACGTATGAGCGCAGGAGCAATCAAAGGCGGGCAGGTCTATGTAGAGATCGGTGCCGATCCCAAAAAGTTTTTCTCGGCCTTGAATGGGCTACAAAAACGGATCGGGCAGATGGGCGCGTCGCTCACCAATCTCGGCACGCGGATGGCGACGGTCGGCACGGCCCTCGCGCTGCCGCTCGGCCTGGCGATGCGAAACTTCGCCCAGTTCGACGACGCGATCCGGGCCACGGCCGCGGTCTCGCAGGCGAGCGCATCGGAGCTGCAGCGGCTCACTGAGGTGGCCCGTAACCTCGGCGCTACGACATCGTTCACGGCGGTCGAGGTCGCCAACCTCATGACCGAGCTCGGCCGGGCAGGCTTCAGCCCGAAAGAGATCGAGAACATGACTGCGGCGGTGCTCGACCTCTCGCGGGCCACCGGCACCGACGCTGCCCTCTCGGCAGGCATCATGGCGGCGACGCTGCGGCAGTTTGGCCTCGGTGCCACCGAGGCTACCAGGGCGGCCGACGTGCTCACGGCCACGGCTAACAAGACGTTCAACACGGTAGAGGGCCTCGGCGAGTCGCTGAAATACGCTGGCCCGGTCGCCAAGGAACTGGGCTTGTCGCTCGAAGACACGGCAGCCATCCTCGGCGTGCTCGGAAACGTCGGCATCCAAGGTAGCGAGGCTGGTACGGCCCTGCGACGCCTCGGCGTGATCTCGGCAGCCAGCGGCGAGAAGCTGCAAGAGCTCTTTGGGATCTCCAACCAAGACGCCGCCGGCAACCTCAAGCCGCTCATCACGATCCTCGACGAGATCAACGACGTAACGGCAAATATGCCGGTCGCAGAGCGGACGAAGCGGATGGCCGAGGCCTTCGGGCTGTTGGGCATCACCTCGGCCAACGTGCTCTCTAAGTCTGCCGGCGGCGTCGCCGACCTGGCCGCCGTGCTGCGGACAGCCGAAGGCACGGCCGCCAAGACGGCCAAAGAAATGGACGCTGGCCTCGGCGGCTCGATGCGGATCACGCTCTCGGCGATCGAAGGCACGGCCCTGGCGATCGGCGATGCCCTTGCACCAGGCCTGCAGAAACTCGTCGACTTCATCGGCCAAGTGGCGACGGCCGTCACGGCCTTCGTCAAAGAAAACGAAGCCCTCGTAATCTCGTTTACCAAGGGCGTCGCCATCTTCACGGCCGCCGGCCTAGCGATCGCCGGGATCGGGCTGGCCTTGACGCTCGTCAGCGCTGCCATGGCCGTCGTGCTCTCGCCGGTTGTGCTCATCGTCGCCGGCGTGGCGGCCCTGGGCGTGGCGATCGCGGCGGCGACGGGATCGCTGTCGGGCCTATCGGCGATCGCCTCAACCACGTTTGGAGCGATCTACGATGCCATCGTCGCCGGCGACCTATCTGGTGCGATGGATGCCCTCTGGGCGGGCCTCTACGCCGGCTGGCTCCGAGGCGTCGAAGGCTTCCAAAACGCCCTCGACCCATGGGCGACCGCCCTACAAAACACGTTCACCAATCTCGGCACCGGCATCCAAAACATCTGGGACGGGCTCTGGACCGGCGTCGGCAACGCCTTCCGCACGTTCGGAGCCTACCTGCAAGGTGCCTTCGACAACGTGATCAACACGGCCCTCGCCTCGTGGGACAGCCTCGAAGCCGGGATCCTCAAGTCTTGGAACTACATCCAGTCGTTTTTCAAAAAAGGTTTTGACCTCAAGAAGGAAAACGACAAGGTAGATTCAAATATGTCTGCCCGCGCCCGCAAGCGTGAGCTAGAGCGGCCTGGCATGGCAGGCCGAGTCGCCGACGCCGACTCCAAAAACAAAATGGACACGCTCACCTCGGGCGCTCGCGTCGTGCGTCGCAACGCCGACGCCCGCAACACGATTGCCGAGCGTGAGCGCGGCAATGAGCTGCTTCGCGACAAGCGACGGCAGGCCGTGGTCGATGCCGAAGGCAAGGTGACGGCCCTCGGCCGAGGCTCCCGTGAAAAGCGAGCCATGAACCAACAGGCCGAGGATCTCGGCGGCCTGGTCGCCAAGGCCGGCACGCTCGACAGCCTGCGAGAGCTGTCGGATGAATTCCATACGCTCACGGCCGCCGGCCGCCTCACCAGCGACCAGCAGGAAAAACTCTCGACCGCCTTTGACGACGCCACCGAGCGGATCATGGGCGACGGTGCCACGATCGCCGCCGGGAAGAAGGAGGTCGATCCTAAGGCTTTGGCCGACGCTGCTGCCGCAGCTAGGGAGAGTCAAGCAGAGGTTGCCGGAACCTTTTCCTCTGCCGGCCTCGGCGGGATGGGCTTCGGCTCAAGTCTCGCGCAGCAGTCGCTCGACGTGCAAAAGAAGATCGAAGAAAACACCCGCGGAATCACCGACGACGGAGCAGTAGCCGCCTAATGCCACTCACCTGGATCGAAGACTCCGACAGTCGCTCCGCGACAATCGTCCGCCTCGGAAAGAAGGCGTCGAGCTCTTACGTCAAGAGCTACAAGGTCTTCGGCACAACCGACGACGTGGTTCTGCACGCCGACATAAATGCCACGATTAGCGGCAGCTTCTGGCAGTATCCGGGGGCAAACGTTCAGCTCATGGCCGAGAGCTACAGCGTCTCCTACCTTGGAGACGACGCTTGGCAGGTGCAGGTTAGCTACGCCAAAGACGGAGCCGACGACGACGACCAGACGGAGCCGCTCAAGCGATCCCGGTCGTTCGACACAAGCGGCGGCACCCAGCACATTACCCAGGCCAAGGGCGGCACGGTCACCGTAAAAGGCTCCACGACGACCACGACCAGCACAGAGACCAAGTTTCCGCCGACGGCCCCCAGCATGGACAGCGCCATCGGCGTCGACGGCGACAGCGTCGCCGGCGTTGACATCGTCGTTCCGCAGCTCACCTGGACCGAGACGTATGACGTTCCGAGCCCCTACGTCACAAACGACTACATCAAGACGGTGGCGGCCCTGACCGGCACGGTCAACAAGGAGGCCTTCCGCTCCTTCGCCGCCGGCGAGGTGCTCTTTCTCGGAGCCTCCGGATCCCACGAATGGGATGAGGAGAAGGGATACGGGCCTTGGAGCCTGTCCTACAAGTTTGTCGCCTCGCCCAACGTGACCAACGAGACCATCGGGCCGGTGACAGGCATCACGAAGCGAGGCCACGACTACCTCTGGATCCGCTACGAGGACAGCGTGACGGACAACACGCTCCTCAAAAAGCCGAAATTCGTCTACGTCAACAAGGTCTACCGCGACGGCAGCTTCTCTGGCCTCGGCATAGGGACGACCTAAATGGCGAGCAAACGACCAGACGGCCGAGTCGAGCCGGGCCAGCGGATCTCGTCGGCGTTTTCTGCGCGGGCGTGGAACCGGGCGCAGGATGCCGCCGACGTGGTGCTCGGGGCGCGGACTGGGGCCGAGGCGGGTGCATCGTCAGTCATTGAGCGGGCCAGCAATATCATTATTATCCGCAATGACAGCGGGCAAAACATTCCGATTTTTGGCGTGATTGGTATTAGCGGTGTTGCAATAGATCCATCTGGCGGCACCATTAATGGAACAGACGCAGCCTCAAGAAATGCTAGGGAGTTTGTATCGCGGCCGGTGTTGATAGGGATTCACCCCGGCGAAAACATCAACGTCGGCGAAAAGATCGCCATCGCAATGGAGCCAATTGCCAACGGTAAATTTGGGCGAGCGGCAGTGGGCGGATGCTTCCCATGCAAGGTCTACATTAATAACGCTTCCCACGGATTCGCCGGGCCTCTGCGTTCACTGACGGCGGACGAGACTTATTCTCCAGGCGGCCAGCCTTGGGAGTTGTACTCCGCAGACTGCGGCCCCGTCATGCTTCTATGGAAGGAAAGCGGACAAGTCATTAGCGACCGCTGGGCTGTAGGGTTGATGTAATGCGAAATCGCCTTTTAGCCTGCGGGTGCAGGCCGTGTTGCAAAAGGTTAGTTAACAAAACAGCCATCAACTCCTCGCTGACGTTGTTCGACCAATTTGATTACTGGGCCGAGCGAAACCACCATATCGACCTTGAAGTTTCCTGCTCCGCAAGGCCGAGCGGCGACACGACATCTTCTCCCTACTGGTTTCAGCCAGTAACCGTCGATACGCTGCTTTGGTGCGATGCGAGCGGGCAAAACGAGGCAGGGCGATTGCGGCTCCGCGTGGAACATGGGTCAATTATTGGCCTTGGTTATCCTCAAAGTCTTTTCTCCGCCAATGGCGTTCCGATAGCTGCAAGCGATGCCGACCAACAGTCGCTAGCGACGCATACCGTTTCCAGTAGGAGCGACGGCGGATTCGGGGAAAACGCTTTGTTGTTTTATTATCCGCCTTCTACTGCTGACGTTGTGGAGTTGTTGATTTTCTTGGAGTTCGTCACGGCCAGCGGTTCTATATCGCAAAGCGTCCAGTTAACCCGCGCCTACTCGCCACACGCTTGGACATTTAGGAAATTGTTCGTGACTTGGAACGCATGGCTACAAAACGACACGATCTACGCTAGCGCTAACGTTGTTGGCGGCAATGGAAACCCAAACTTTCCAAGTCCAGATACGTCGCTCGCTTTTCCGCAGCATGTGTTTTTGCAAGAACAGATCACTGAAGGCGTCAGGCATAACAGGATGGCAACATACTCGCAGCCAAACTCGCTCATAGACATCACTGCGTTTCACTACGCAAAACGTCAATCTTCAGTAAAAACGCCGTGCATCCCTTCCGACGTTTCTCCATATTGTGAAGGCGGCGATTTTGCAAACAAGCCGACAGCGTGGCCGTGGAAAAATGTCGGCGATTGCACGGCGTGGAAGCGGCCCAACCAAATGATCGGCGCGCCCTGCTCTTCCACGAAAACAGGAATACGGCTGACGATTCCTCTGCCTAACGTTTCCGCAGGCCCGATGGGCTTCGGGAACCTGATTGATGGCACCTACGAACTAACGAGTAACGCGCCGAGCGGAAACGGAAGTTTGGCAAACTCGCTGTTTTGGTTCAGCGATGACTCTTCAGGCAAATCTTTTACAAACGAGAATCAGAGAACATTCACTTTAAAAGCCATTGAAATCTCAGCAGTCGTTTCTTGCAACTCACCAACCGCCCAAGTAAAGGCCCCATGCAATGACGCTGATTGGCAGGCGACAGTTTCATTTCTTCTATCAGTTGTAATTCATGATAGTGATCCGCTTGAGTACTCAGCCGAAACGACTCGCGTTTCTTACGTTTTTAACACTGCCGGGGGAATTGGCTTTCTAAATGGAGATCAGTTTGATTTTCGGCCGTATGGAGATTTTCCTGCCAATAACGAATACAACGCATTTAGGCCGTTCGTTGGCCCGTGGCCTTTCTTTTTTAACTCTAGCGACCTTACTGTCCCGGTTGTTTCTTATGCCTCATTCCTTGAGGAAGCGCCGGCGTTTACAATGCAGTTGATTTGATGTTGTGCGACTTTCTTGATGGCAAGTGTTCTCGGTGTGGCGTCGTGCGTGAGCCGCCCTACCCTCGCCGGCGATGCTCGCCGGGGCTCGGCGACTTGGTCGCCGCTGGGTTAGGGTTTGTCGGCATAAGCAAAGAGCGAGCCCAATCTGTAGCCGAAGCCGTTGGGGCGAGCGACTGCGGTTGCAGCCAGCGTCAGCAGGCGTTGAACGAATGGGGCTACACGGTCGGGATCGGCACTCCACCCCCTGCGGCCCCGCCACCGGCTCCCCTACCTTGAGGCCTCCACTCGGAGGCCCTCATGGATCCCGCCCCGTTTCGCTCGGCCCTAGCAGCCAAGGTCGCCAGCCTGCCTTTCTTCCTGCCGCCCGTTCGCGCCCAGCAAGGGATCGTGATCGCCGCCGGCGGCGACCTCTACGGCCGGCTCGCCTGGCACCTCGTCACCGTGCTCCGCGGCCTCGGCTGCCGCCTCCCGATCGAGATCTGGCACCTGCCCGGTGAGATGCCCCCAGACCTCGCCGCAGCCTTCACAGGGCTCGACGGCGTGCGACTCGTGTCGAGCGACAGCGTCGGCATCACGCCCCGCACAAGGCCACTCGGAGCCCGTGACGCCGGCTGGTGGCTTAAGGCGTTTGCGGTGAGACACAGCGGCTTTACCGAGGTGCTCTTCCTCGACGCCGACAATGTGCCTGCGAAAGACCCGGCTTACCTCTTCAACGACACGGCCTACCAGCGAGCGGGTGCGATGTTTTGGCCTGACCTGCCGCCGACCCGCGAGCGTGGGCAGTGGGTGCCGGAGGCCGCCTGGCGGCTCGTGGGCCTGGAGCCCGTGCCGACGGCTCGACCCTTCGAGAGCGGGCAGCTCCTCATCAATCGCCGCCGGCATATTGCCGCCTGCGAGGTGGCCGTCTTCCTCAATGAGTGGAGCGACATCACCTACGGCGTGGTCTACGGAGATAAGGATTGCTGGCTCCTCGCTTGGCACCTTCTCGGAGCCCGCTACCACATGCCGCCACGCAACCCGGCCTACCGACATCCGGCGATCTGCCAGCACGACTCCGACGGCGAGTTGATCTTCCAGCACTGCTGCAACGGGAAGGCAGAGATTGCCTCCGGCAAGGTGCTCGACGGCATCGTCGCCCGTCGCTTCACGCCCGACGCCGCTGCGAAATTGTCCGAAATCCTCGCCAACTCCCGAGAAAAACCGGGATTTGCCAACTGGCAACCGGCTGGAAAATCAGCCTAGGAGCGAGCGGATGCCAAGGAGACGGCGACAACGGCGGACGGTCTACGTCGGCGACCAACGCTGGAAGATCGAGCGGAGCGAGTCGCTCCGCGGCTGCGACGGTGATTGCAACTACGACCTGAAGAGGATCCGGATCCACGCCCGACTCGTGGCGGTTGACCTGCTCGACACACTGATACACGAGTTGATCCATGCACGCTGGCCCGACCTGAAAGAAGACGCGGTAGCAGATTTTGCCGAGACGCTTTCGGGCGTGCTCGACGCCGAGGGATTCCGACAGCCTGACCATGAGGAGGACTAGATGGCGAAGCGGTCAATCGTCGACGAGATCGCAGCGGCGATCCCCGAAGGCCCCACGAGCAAACCATGGTGGGAGCGGCTCGACGCCGAGCAAAAGAAATTCATCACGCCGATCCTCGACGGCTGGCGGTCTGGCAAGTTTGGCACCCGCCGCATCACGGCGGCGCGAGTGATCTCCGAACACCTCGCGAAGAACGGCATCACCATCGGACAGCAAGGGGTGCAGGCATGGCTACTAAGAGGGTGATCGACGACATCGCCGCCGACGTTGCCAACGTCAGCCAACTCGCCACCGACGCCGAGATCGCTCGGCTCCGGTCGGAGCTCGGCTCCTACAAGGGCCGCTACAAGGCGGCGCTCAACCAGATCGACGCCGAGCGGGAGCGGGCCGACACGATCGCCGGCCTGAGTGGCATCAAGGCTATCCGCCCGCCCTTGACCAAATCTGTCAAGGGTCGGAAGCACGAGGCGACGGTGATCGTCGCCCTTTCCGACTGGCACACCGAGGAGCTCGTGCGAGAGGAGACGGTTAACGGCCTTAACGCCTTCGACCTGGAGATCTGCGAGCGGCGGATCGGCGAGCTGTCGGAGCGGTTCGCCACGCTCCTAGAGCACGAGCGGCAGCTCGTGAAGGTAGACCGGGTCGTCGTCTGG